AATCTCATATCAACCAAGCACCAAGCCCATTATCAAAAGTAGTGGGCTTTTTTAATAATTAAATAAACAATTAGAGGAAACAAACAGAAACTCTTAATTAAAATTAAACAAAGAATGAACGCAGGAAAGAAATTTTTGAGTGACTTAAAACTTCACTCTGACTACTTAAAGTGGAGACCAGAAGAAGGTCGATACGAAACATGGAATGAAGCATGTGAGTCTATAATCAATGGTCATAAAGATCATTATGCAGATGTAGACCTAAGTAAAGAATTAGAATACGCATTGAAATATATGCAATCTAAAACGGTACTAGCTTCACAACGAAATCTACAGTATAGAAATGAGCAGATCGAACGTAACAATGCAAGACTTTATAATTGTTCATCTATGTATGCTGCTAGAAATAAAATATTCCAAGAAGTATTTTACTTAGCATTAAGTGGTTGTGGTGTAGGATTAGGATTACTTATTCCTTTTGTGAATAACATTTCACAAGTAAATAAAAGAACTAAAGGGACTAAAACATTTATTGTTCCCGATTCAATTGAAGGATGGTCTGATGCATTTGGTGTATTGATGTCATCATTCTTCATTGATAAACAACCTTTTCCAGAGTATGCAGGATACGAAATTAAATTTGACTATTCAGAAGTAAGAGAAAAAGGTGCATTCATTAGTGGAGGATTCAAAGCTCCAGGACCTGATGGTTTAAAACAATCATTTGAAAAGATCGAAGAGTTCTTAAATAAATGGATTACATCAGAAGGCACTAAACTAAGACCAATCGCTGTATGTGATATTCTATGTCACATCTCAGACGCAGTATTATCAGGTGGAGTTAGACGTTCTGCTCTTAACATGATTGTTGATCCAAATGATGATGAAATGATTAATGCTAAAGTTGGTAACTGGAGAACTAATAACCCACAACGTGGAAGAACAAATAATTCGGTGTTACTTCTTAGAAGTTTAACCGGAAAAGAAGAATTTGAAAAGCTTGTTAAAATGAATGATGGATATTCTGACATTGGTTTTGCATTTGCTAACTCATGGTTTGATATGTTCAATCCTTGTTTCGAAATTCTTAAACACCCAATTCTTCATTCAAAAATTAGTACAAAAATAAATGATGTATCTTATGATAAGATAGAAGAATTTATTAGAGATAATGAAGACAAACTAGGTGTAGCATTCTGTAATCTTTGTGAGATTAATGCAGAACAATGTGATATAGTTGAGAATTTTTATTCTGCGTGTATTGCTGGTGCAATCATTGGAACACTACAAGCAGGTTATACATCATTTCCTTATCTTGGAGAAACCACTGAAAAGATTGTAAGACAAGAAGCTCTATTAGGAGTATCTGTTACAGGATGGATGAATAACCCAATGTTGTTTAACACCGACATTTTAAAACATGGTGCATCTTTAGTTAAAGAAACAAACAAGACAATAGCTGAAAAGATTGGAATTAATCAAGCTGCTAGAACGACATGTGTTAAACCATCGGGTAATGCATCTGTAGTATTGGGAACTGCGTCAGGTATTCATCCTGAACATTCTCAAAAGTATTTTAGAATCATGCAACTAAACAAAGAAAACGATACAGCCAAATGGTTGAACAAACATATGTCTTATCTTTTAGAAGAAAGTGTTTGGTCAAGTACTGGATCTGATTATGTTGTATTTGTTCCTATTGAGAATCCTATTGAGGGATTATATAAGAAAGACGTAAAAGGTGTTAAACATCTTGAACTAATAAAACTAGTACAATTAAATTGGGTAAATGAGGGAACTAATCGCGATCTATGTGCATATCCTGATGTGAATCATAATACATCTAATACTGTTATTGTTGATGATCAAAAAGCTGTTATAGATTATATTTGGAATAACAAACATGACTTTACAGCAGTATCCTTTATATCTGATTACGGAGATAAAGATTTTACACAAGCTCCATTCACATCTGTATCTTCATTAGATCAACTAATGAGTGACTATGGAAAAGGTGCATTATTCGCATCTGGATTAATTGTTGATGGACTACATTATTTTAACGACAATCTTTGGATTGCTTGTGATATGATTAAAGATAAATCAGTTCCTATTACTGGAACAAGAGAACAAGTAATGCTTAAGAAATATTGGTTGGCTAGAGCAAAGAAATTTGCTAACAACTTCTTTGGAGGAGATTTACAAAAGACTGTATATTGTTTAAAAGATGTACATCTATTTCATAAATGGGAAGTAATTAATAGACAATTTAAACCAGTTGACTTTGGAGAGATTCTAAACAAGCCAACATATAAAGACATTAGTGACACAGCGGCCCAAGCTTGTAGCGGAGGTTCATGTGAGATCACTAGATTATAAACTTAACAAACAATTTATGGGAAAAGGCACACGAGAAAAGCGTACTGAGAAACGCGAGAAAAACAGATTACCCGAAAAACAATCTAACTTAGTAAATGATTTCAAACCAAAGAATGAGAAACAACAAGAGTTTATTAACCTTATAAATGATAGAGAGATTATCATTGCTACAGGTCCTGCTGGAACAGGTAAGACATATGTAACATTAGCAACAGCTTTATCATTATTAGGTTCAATCTATAAAAAGGTTATTCTTGTAAAGTCAGTAACTACTATTCCCGGAGAAGAAATAGGATTCCTTAAAGGTGGAATGGAACAGAAAATGGAACCATTTATAATGTCTTATATGTGAAATATTGATAAGATCTGCGGAGATAAATCTGCACAGAACTTACTTGATAAAAAAATAATTGAAGTATTACCACTAGCTTTTATTAGAGGTTTATCAATTGATAATGCTATTGTAATAATCGATGAAGCACAAAACATAGATAATCATACTTTTAAAACAATGATGACTAGAATTGGAGAAAACTCAAAATACATTCTTCTTGGAGATAGTGAACAAATAGATAGACGTAAGAAAAGCGAATCGTGTTTAGCGAAAGTTATTGAGATATTTACTGATTCAGATATTATTGGATCAATAGAATTTAAAGATGAGGATTGTGTGAGAAATCCAATCATTCCTATAATTTTATCTAAACTAAGAGAGAACGGAATCTAAGTTATAAGGGAGCATGTAAATGCTCCCTTTTTTCTGTATATACTAAAATGTGATTTGTGAGATATATCTTACAATTTTATTTTAAATTTATACATGGTTATTATTTTTATGACAAAAATTATTAATACCTTTGTACAAATATAATGGAGATATGAATATGTATAAATGAAAAATTAAAGTTAAAGACAAACAATTTATTACATAAATAAAGATTAAAAATGACAGAATTACTAGTAGGCGGTGCAGTAACAATTGCAGTATCAGCATTTACTTTCCTTTTAGGAAAGGGTAAAAATCAAGCTGAAACAGAAAAGCTTGAAAAAGAAACAGAGAAAATAGAAATCGAGACTAAGTTCGATGAGGTTAAATTACTTAAAGAAATTAATCAAAACTTATCAGATCAATACGAAAAAAATGATAAGAGATGGACTGAACGTTACGCCGAAATGGAAAAAAAGTGAATGACTATTGTAAGCCAATATGAAGTTTATAAAACTCAAACTGAAAAACGTATTTGTGAACTTGAAGAAATTGTAAAGAATCAAGATAGAGATAAATGTTTAGGTGATTTATGTCCTACTAAAATAGAATATAATAAGATCCTAGCAAAAAGATTAGAGAGAAAAAGAAACTCCGCTATGAAAAAATTTAATCAAAGCGGTACAAAACAGGAATAAGAATATGGATAATGCGAATGTAAAATTTAATGAATTGAAAGTAGATAAGGAAGATAGCTGCGTAATGTATAATGACGAGCTCCACAAATATTGGACAAAGAAAACCAATCAAGCGTGTATATCAGCAACTACACTAATCCATAAATTTGGAACATTCGATCCAATCTTCTGGAGTGCTTATAAAACATTAGAATCACTCATAACAGAAGATGAATTTAAAACAATTAAACCAACTCTTTTAGATAGAAAAAATTTTAAAGATGAACACTACGAATCCTTTGGTATAACTAAGGAAACGTTTGAAGAAAGAAAAGCCGAAATTCTAAAAGAATGGGATAGAAAACGAGATGAGTCTTGTATAAGAGGTACAGCAATCCATAAGCAAATGGAAGATGGACACTTAGATGGAAAGACTGCTGAGTTACAATATTTAAATTTGGGAGGTTCGTTTAAAACAGACATTACTAACAATCTAAAACCTGGAGAACAAGGTGTTTATCCAGAATTACTTTTAAGTAGAGTATCCGATGATGGGGAACTTAGAATTGCAGGTCAAGCAGATTTAATAATAGTAGACGGATATGATGTCTACATTTTAGATTATAAGACTGGAAAGAAGATGGATACTAAATCTTATTTCGACCGTAAATTAAAGAGATCATCTAAAATGAAATATCCTTTAAACAACCTTGATGATTGTAACTTCATGCATTATTCTATGCAATTAAGTTTATATGCTTGGATGATTCAAAAAGCTAATCCTCTTTTTAATATAAAGATGCTCTTACTTATTCACATTGATCACGACGGTAATGTAAAAAACTATGAGTGCGATTATTTAAAAGCAGATGTGGAAAGAATGCTTGGATATTATAAAACCCAAATTAAAAATGAAGAATTTAAAAAATCCAGAGAAAAAATTGTATTTTAAAATAGCCGTCGGAATTTTTGTATTCCTATTGGTGTGTATAGCATTCTCAATACAGAACGACAAATACAAAGTCTTAGATAATAATTATAAGATTGAACAATTAAAGGTTGACAGTTGTAATAAGAAAATAAAAGCATATGAATTATTGAACAGAAAAGCAGATAGCACTATATGAGTACTAGAGAAAAAGAATGATTCTCTTGGAGATATAAAACCAATAATATTAATGTACTATGATAAGAAAATTAAAAGTATTAACAGTGCTTCTGCTTATGAGCACGCTCGTTGGATGGACTCAATCGTCACCAAAGTGAACAGTATGAAAAAGTAATCCTGATACTATTATTACTTACAATTACACAAAAACTGATTTGACTAACGTTAGATTATATGTTACTGGATTGGAAGAAACTCGAGAGTTATATAACATCGAAATACAACAATCTAAAATAAAGGATTCTATAATTATTGAAAAAAATAAAAAATTAGATAACTTTAAAAATATAGTAATAGAAAAAGATTCTATTATAGGTTATACTGTTACAGAGTTTAATAAAGCAGACAAATGGGGAAAATCTCAAGAAGTCTTAAAAACTAAATATAAAAAACAAGCTGCAAGAACTCCATTATTTATGGGTATTAGTAGTGCAATAGGATTTATATTATGTCTATTATCAATAAAGTAGCACAAGGGTTCTTCAATGAACTAATGAATAAAGAAGCAGAAACACACACCAAACGAATGATTCATTGTAAACAATGTAAATTGTTATATAATGATAGTTTGTTTGGAGAAACATGTAATTCTGAATTATATGTAAATCCGGAAACAAATGAAGTTTCTACAACAGATAAACCAGGATTTAAGAATGGATGCGGATGTATCCTTAGATCCAAGACACGAGTACCAGATGCACACTGCCCTTTAGGCAAATGATAACAATGAAAATGTAATGATAATGAAAAATGTTTTATTTAATGGAGATGCAAAAGACATCTTAATTGAAGGAGTGAATTTAATAGGCGATGCTGTGTCAACAACATTCGGACCTAATGGAAAAAATGTTATAATCAAAGGACTCTCAGGAGTGTATATAACAAAGGATGGAGCAACCGTTGCAAAATATGTAAACGATGATGATCCATTTATTAGTACAGGTATTGAACTTATAAAAGGTATTGCAACTAAAACAGCAACTGATGTTGGAGATGGTACAACCACTGCAACTATTCTTGCTCAAACTTTAGTTAATACTTTAAAAGATAAGACTGAAAATCCAATTGCTATAAGTAGAGAGTTAGATAAAGAACTCAAACAAGTTATAGAATATTTGGAAAAGAATAAAAGAACAATCACAAGTGTAGAAGACTTAATTAAAGTTGCCACAGTATCTACAAATAATGATATTGAACTTGGTAAACTTGTAGCTGAAACTTATTTTAAAGTTACAAAAGATGGAGTAGTAACTATAGAAGATTCACAAGATACACATAATTCAGTTGTGTTTTCACAAGGAGTTAAAATTGAATCAGGATATAACTCACCATACTTTGTTAATACAACTAAGAGTACATGTGAACTAGAAAATGTATTAATTGCAGTTTTTAGAATACCTTTAACTGAGATTAAAGATATTGACGAAGTATGTAGTAGAGCTATGAGAGAAAAGAAAGCACTTCTTATTATTGCTCCAAAAATGGAATCCACAATACTAAGAACTCTAGTACATAATAATAATACAGGAAATCTAAAGTCTTGTTTTATTAGTTCACCCGGACATGGTATCTATAGAGAAACTTTACTTGATGATATCGAATGTATTGCTTCTACTTCAGTTTGTGAAAAAATTATAGTATCAAAAGATACTACATATCTAATAGGATGTGAATCTAACCAATCGGTTATTGATGCTAAAATATTAGAAGTAAAAAATACACTTAGTTGTAGTACAACTGAGTTTGAAATGACGTTTCAAAGAAAGAGATTAGCTAATTATATTGGTGGTATAGCTACTATATTTGTTGGTGGATATTCTCAAGTTGAAATACAAGAAAAGAAAGATAGATTAGAAGATGCTATTTGTGCGGTTAGAGCTGCTATGACAGATGGTATATTACCTGGTGGAGGTTTCTCATTACTTAGAGCTGCTAAACTTTTAGACTTAAAATATTTAAGTAAAGTATTGGTAATGCCTAATTTAATACTATCTGAGAATAAAGCAGATGGTATAGATATTTTCAATTTCTGGGAAGGTAAAGACTATAAGACTAGACAAATTGGAGACATGTATGAAATGGGAATCGTAGATCCTTTCCTAGTAACAAAGATAGCTTTAGAAAATGCAGTATCAGTAGCATCACTGATCTTAACTAATGGATGCACAATATTAAATATAAATTAAAAAATGACAATGATTATGGAAAAAGAAATTATGCCCCTTGGATTAAATATATTTGTACAGCCTTATGCTGTTAATCCTTATTTGCAAGTAGTATCTGCTGGTGGACTACAATTAACTAATGGAGAGTTTCAAAATCCTGATAGTGGAGAAGTTGAACAACTAACATCACATATTAAATGTGGAATAGTTTTAGAAGTTGGAAAAGATTGTAAACAAGTAAAAGTTGGAGATGATGTATTTTATAATGCGCATACAACTACACCAATTCCTTTTATGGGAAGGGGTTTTATACTAACACACGAACCTGGTGTTATGTGTATTATAAATGAAGGGTTAAAAGAAAGATTTAAAAACAATTAAACTATACAATTATGTATAATAATGAATGATTACAATTTGTAATAATGCAAAAAGAAACACTATGATTAATGAACAACGAAACAACGATAAGCAGTTTTTCCTACCTGGAGATGTAGTAAGTCTTAGACAAGATGTACCAAATAAACCCACTATGATTGTGGTAAAAAAAGTTACTAAAACTATTAGAACTTCTGATGTAAAGAATGATTTCTTCCAAGGAATTCAATGTATGTGATTCACAACAACTGGGGAGATTGTAAAAGATACTTTTAATACTAAAGATCTTTTGAAAATACAATAATGAGATCTGGAATATATTTAATTAGAAATATAAATAACAATAAATGTTATATTGGAAGTTCTAATAATTTAGAGTATAGAAAATGTATGCATTTTTCTAAATTAAAACATAATAAACATATAAATCAACATCTTCAAAATTCATATAATAAATATGGAAAAGAATCTTTTATATTTACTATTATTGAAGAATGTGAATGTATGAAAGAAATTCTATTAGATAGAGAACAATATTATATTAATACAATGAATCCTGAATATAATATTTTAAAAATTGCAGGAAGTACATTAGGTTTTAATCATTCTATTGAAACTAAACTTAAAATTAGTAATTCTACAATAGGTATTAAAAAATCTAAAGAACATTGTGAAAATATAAAAAATTCTCAAAAAGGTAAAACTTTAACAGATGAACATAAACAAAAATTATCAGAATCTGCAAAAAATAGAACTAAACAAGGACATACTACTAAAATAAATATAGATGGAATTAACTATGATTCTTTAAAAGAAGCATCAGAGTTATTAGGAATAAAATATAACACTCTTCAAAGAAGATTAGTTAATCCTAATTTTCTAAATTACATTAAATTATAATCACTAAACAATTAAAATGACCGACGAAAAGAAACAAGAATTATTTCCGTATTTCGCTTACACTTATTCTAAACAAATAAATCCAGAGAAATACGGAAATTTATCTTCTGATGAATGACAAACTGTAATACAGGATAGTCCAGAAGATATAGATCAGATTAGCCAGGCTGCTGGACAACTTGCAGATGAAGATTGAGATGCACTCGATCAACAATACTCTCAAGAACAACCTCAAGAAAATCAAGCGCAATATGCTGCAAAAGGAGCCAAAATTAAAAAACTAAAATCTATGAAATGTGGATGTGGTTGTAATATGGTTACTGTTAAAGAAGAAGGTGGTAAAATGTCATCTAAATGTGCTTGTAAATGTGGAGGTAAAATTAAACATCAAAAAGGTGGAAATGTTATACCATTAAAAAATGATGCAACAACTATAGCAAAAAATAAAGAAAGAATTAAATCACGTCCTGCTATTGCAACTAAAGATAGTACAGATGAATTATCTGAAAATTTAGCACATTTATCAATGGATAGTTATACAAGTTCTGGAGATTTAAAAAATCAATATGATAAAAAATTTGATGCAACTGCTTCTGCTTTAACTCGTCAAAAAAATAAAGGAAAATCTGGCTTTGATGCTAATGGATTTCCTAAAAAACAAAATGGTGGAATAATAAACAATAAAAAATCAAACAACATGAAAGAAAATTTAGGATCTATTCAAAGTATATTAGATTCATTTAAAAAAGGTGGTAAAATGAAATGCCAAAATGGTGGAGATCTAAGTCCTAAATCAGCAATAGTTGCTAAGAATGGTTCTAAAGCTCCTAAAAGAATTACAACAGAAAATAAATCTGTTGAAATAGAAACCGCTAAATGTGGAAAAAAATTAGCTAAGAAACAAGTTGGTGGTAAAGTTAAAGCATCTATTAATACTGCTGCTTCTGCAACTAGTAAATTACCAAAAATGAATTCTCAAAGTGGAGCTAATTCAAGTACTGTGCCAACAAATCCTGATGGATCTGCAAAAGCTCCAGCAAGAATTAAAAAAGGACAAACTGGAATTACAGCACCAGCACCCAAAAAAAATAAATTGCCAATTGTAAATGGTAAAAAAGTTCCTGATGATGGAGCTGACTACTCTGTACAAGGTCCAGCAAATAAATCTGAAAAGGTAAAAAAATCTTTTTCTCCTAAAAAATAAAAATTATGAAATTTTTTGTATATGATAATGTAAATGGAAATGTATCTCTCGAAGACACAAGTATACTTTTAATAAAGGAATTTGAAGCTTTGTTAGAAGATAATAGAAATAAAAGTAGTGCCGACAAAACGGGTAAAAAACGGTTGAGAGCATTTAAAGAATTTAAATTTATATATCTGTTCTTTGATTGAGAAAGTCCTTATTTTCAATATACAGAACAAGATAAACATGCAGAGGCTATGAAAGATTCAGGATTGTCAGACGAAGAGTTTGACGATCCTAAATTTAGAATGGCGTGTCAAAAATATGATGAAATCCAAAATTCATCATTAGACATAAAATTATTAAAGGCGGCAATGAATGCTGTTGATAATCAAATATTTTATTTAAGTAATGTAGATTTACAAGAAAGAGATCCTATTACGGGAAAACCAATCTTTAAAAGTAAAGACTTAATTGCTGAGATTAAAGGCTGTAAAGATTTAATATCTACTTTACGTGAATTACAAGTTCAAGTTAAGAAAGGATTAGAAATTGAAAGTAACGTAAGAGGTAATACTGAAATTGGATTATTCGATTAATTATGAAAGGATTTATATATAAATTAATATCACCAAGTGGTAAATGTTATGTTGGACAAACAGTCAACATGAAAAAAAGATTGAGTGAATATAAAACATTTCATAATTGTAAAAATCAGAAAAAACTATTTAATGCTATTAAGAAATATGGTTTTAATAATTTTGAACATAGTATATTAGAAGTAATAGATTTCGAATTAAAATCAGAATTACAAGATAGATTGAATGAATTAGAAATTGAATATATTTCAAAATATGATTGTGTAAAAACTGGATATAATATATGTAGTGGTGGAAATCAACATAGATTAGGAGTAAAAGAAACTGAAGAACAAATTCAAAAGAAAAAAGATCGTTGAACTGATGATATGAAAAAGAATCAATCTGAAAAATTTAAAGGAGAATTAAATCCAAGATTTGGAAGTTCTGAAAAAACTTATTCAAAAAAAGTTAATCAATATGATAAAACTGGAAAATATATAAAAACTTGAGAAAGTGCTGCAATTATTGAAAGAGAACTAGGTTATAGTGCTAAAAATATAGGTAGTGTTTGTTTAGGAAAGAATTTAACAACATGTGGGTTTATTTGAAAATTTTATATTGATTCTAAAGATAATATAATTCCAGAAAAAAGCAAAAGAGGAAAACAATCAACTAAAGGAATTCATACTATTTCTATAATACAATATTCAAAAGATAATATTTTTATTAAGGAATTTGTTAGTATAACTGATGCAGAAAAAGAATTAAATATAAATCATGCTAATATTTCAGCATGTGCTAAAGGTAAAAGAAAAACAGCGGGAGGTTTTATATGAAAATACTTGATGGAATAACATGAGATTTTGGTCCAGATGATAAAATTGAATATTTCGATAGTTATAAATCTTTCTTTATGACTAAATATCGCCCTATTAATGATGTTGATGCATTAGACTTTAATCCTGATTGATTTAGAGAAGATGCAATTAACAAATTAAAAACAGGTAGATATAGTCCATCATCTATACCTATGGGTTCTAAAACTCATAGAGATTGATGGAAAGAAAGAATACGTAGATGTAATGAAGGATATGAAGTCAATGGTTATCGTATAACTGGAGATAATTATTTCTTCATTAATTTTTATAACCTTAAATCTTCTGATTCAGAAACAATTAATCAATCTTATGGATTTCCTGAGTTTCTTGTTTTTCAATACGAATATTTCCATTACTTGGAAATGTGTGAAAAATTAAAGAAAGATACTTCAGTACTTAAAAGTCGTGGTATCGGATTCTCGGAAATGGCTTCTAGTTTTATAACTAGACCATATACAACAATTCCTAACTTTCGTTCAGTAGTTTCTACGTTTTCAGAAAAGCATTTGAAACCAACACTTGATAAGATATGGATTCAAATGGATTGATTAAATGAAAATACAGAAGGAGCTTTCAAAAGGGTTAGAATGGTAGCAAATTCTAAGACTCATAAAAGAGCATCTAAGAAAGATAAAGATGGTGGTGAAGCGCCAGACAGTCATAAGTCAGAAGTAGAAGGATTAGTATGTGATGAACCCGATAAGTTAAGGGGTGATAGAACACAAATTCTAATTTACGAAGAAGCAGGAGCAGATCCTGTTTTGATGAAAAAATGAGTTAAAGGTACTGCATTAATAACAGTACTTGGAGGTAAACGCGTTGGTAGAAAGATTGCATTTGGTACAGGTGGATCATCTAAAGCTAGTTCTATGGAAGGACTTAAAAGAATGACAAATGATCCAACTGCATATAATATTTTACCTGTTAAACATAATTATACTAGAGATGGTAGATACATATTAAGTGGATTATTTATTCCAGCTTATAGAGTTGTTTATGATTTAGTTGATAAACGAGGATGATGTAATTTAGAAAAAGCTAAAGATTGGTATGAACAAGAAAGAATTAAATTAGTTAATAGTCCAAAGGATTTACTAGAATTTAAGTCAGAGTATTGTTTTACTATTGAAGAAGCTCTTATACAACATGCTGATAATTTATTTCCTAGAGAAGAACTTGCAGAACAACTTGCACAAATAGAAATTTACAAATCAACTCCTACAATACATTCAGGACATCTTGTATGAAAACGAGATGGAGATGATAGAGCAGATGGGGTTAAATGAAGAGAGGATGCACAAGATGGAAAAATCCAAATTATAGAACATCCTTTAATGTCCGAATTAGGGACAGATTATAAAAACTTATACGTAGGTGGAATTGACTCTATTGATATTGGTACTGCTGATTCAGCAAGTGCTGATGGTAAAGGATCTGAATTTTGTATTGTTATAAAGAAAAGAGTGTTCGGACAATCTGATCCTGTTTATGTAGCAATGTATAAAGACAGACCTAAAGATCCTAGAGAAGCTTACGATGCAGCAGCAAAACTATTAACTTATTATGGATGTCAAGCTGTATTAGAATCAACAAGAACAGCTATTATTACTTATTTTAGAGATAAAAAATATTTACATCTATTAATGAAAAGACCAAGGTCTACAATGCCTGATGTATCTAAAGGTAATAGTCAAATGTATGGAACTCCTGCAACAGTTAAAGTTATTCTACATTATCGTGAATTAATATATGATTACATTTTGGATTACTCCCGTACAATGGCGTTTAAAGATATGGTTGATCAATTATTAGATTATACGGATGAAGGAAAGAAAGACTTTGATATCGTAGCTGCAATGGGAATGTGTGAACTTGGTGATGAAGAAATGTCAGTTAAACGTCCTGAAGCAAAAGAAGTAGAAGGTAAAGGATTCCAAAACATAGGTTGGTGAACAGATAATAAAGGTTATAAACATCATGGTATAATACCAGCAAAAGACAATAGAGATGGACGAGCTAGAATTAGCGCAAGCGATTCGTGATTATATAAAGAGCTGATATAAAGCTGACTATACAGGATTAATAAGAGTTGATAAACTCAATCCTGGTTATAAGTGTGTTTTAGGTATTCCAAGTTACATGGTGCAAACCTCATTTGCTATAGACTGTGAAACTGACGAAGAATTCTTAAATTATGTATACACAGAATTAAGAGTTAGAAATTATGTTAGACAAGAAGTATATAAAGTATATAGAAACTCTGAAACAAGAGAAGAATAAAAATGGATAAACAAATTGACGATAAAGAAAAAGATATAATGGATAATATAGATAGAGCTATTAATGAATTGGTTTATGAAAAAACCCAAATCATTAAAGCCTATAACTATTATCATGGTAAAAGAGACCCTGAACAATTCAGACATTTAGAAGAAAATTATGGGATAGGTACTCCTACATCAATTGAATTTGTACCATTAGTTAGAAAACACGTAGATGTTTTAATTGGTGAATACTTATCAACGCCAGTTCTTCCTAAAATTTCTTGTAAAGACCATACAACATTATCAAATATTGATAGAGATAAACAATTACACATACATGATAACATTGCTAAAGAATTAAATAAGCATTTAAAGAATGCTGTATATAGTTCTACAATAGGATCAGATGCTCCTGATAAACAAATTGAATTAGAACTTCAAGAATTACATGAATCACTCGATAGAAATTTTATGTCTAACTATGAAATAGCAGGACAAAATATAGTTGATTGAACAATGCAATCTCGAATAATTGATTTTGAAAATCAAAGAAAAATATTACTAACAGATTTATTAGTTAGTGCGACAGCTTATTATAAAGTATGTCCATCAGTTAGTAAATCAAATGTAAAACTTAGAGTATTAAATCCAATAAATACATTCATTGATAGAAATCCAGAATCACCTTATCTTAAAGATTCGGCACGTTCTGTAATTAGAGATTATTTAACTAAGGATCAAATACTTGCAAAGTATGGAGATTCATTAAAACCTGATGATTTAGAATCATTAGATACATTACAAGATTTTGCTAATGATGGATCAGCAACAACTTATCTTAGAAGTTATGATTCAGTTACAGGAAATACAATGTCAGATGGTATACTTGGGGGATTTGAAATAACTCCTCTATTACCTTATGAAAGAAGTACTTCTAAATATTTTAGAACTTTTCCAGTATATGAAGTTGAATGATTAAAGACTGAAAAAGAAGATGACAAATATATTACTAATCGTTATGAAGGTGTACGTATAGCTACTAATATTTATATTACTACAGGTAAATGTGAGGATGTAGTTAGAAGTGTAGATGATAAAACACATTGTACATTAACAGTAAATGGTATGTTCTATTCTGATAGAAATGGCGATCCTTTCTCTCTAGTATTAAAGACAGCGAATTTGCAAGACAAATATGACTTGATTAATTTTATGAGAGATAACGTAATATCTGAATCAGGTACTGCGGGAGATTTAATTGATATAGCTCACTTACCTAAAGTATTAGGTGCAGATTTAGCTGAAAGATTAATGAAATTTAAAGCTTATGGTAAAGCTGGTATGAAATTATACGATTCTTCACAAGAAGGTCAAATGCTTAATACTGCTATGAATGGATTTGATGATACATTAAAATTTAATACTATACAAGCTTTTGATTTAGCGATTCAAAGAATTGAAGATACTTGTTCAATGATTACAGGTGTATTTAAAGAAAAATTAGGTGGAATAGAACAACGAGATGCTGTAACAAATGTTGCAGTAGGTGTAAGAAATTCTTCTTATATTACTAAACAATACTATCAAATTATGGACTTAATAACAAGAGAAATCTTAATTGATATTCTTAATCTTGCTAAAATTGTTTATAAGAAAGGAATGAGTGGGTCACTTATATTAGGTGATAGATTAAATAAAATATTTACAGCATTACCTGAACATTATACAACAACTGATTATGATATTCATATTGGTGATAGTTCTGAAATTATGAAAGAACAAGAAACTATCAAACAATTAGGAATGGAATTAGTAAAAGGAGGATTGGTTGATCCAGAAACATTAATTGAAATTATTACATCGAAAGGTTTAACTAAAATGAAAGAAGATGTTAAGTTATCATTAGCTAAGAAGAAAAAAGAAAATGATCAACTTGGACAATTACAACAACAATCCGAACAATTACAACAACAATTAAAACAACTTCAACAAGAAAATTCAAAACTACAAGCTCAGGTTGGTAAAAACAATCAAGAGAAAATGGAGATGGATAGAGAAAGATTATCATTCGATAAAGAACTTGGATGGTATGAAGCTAAAAATTTATCAGAATATAATGCTGCTAAATTGGAAGACGATAAAACAAGAATCAAACTTGAAGGAGCACAATTATTAGATGCTAATCATCGTAATGATGAAGTTAGAAACAGCTAAACTTATTTATATGTTTAAAGAACTAAAACAAAGATGGACCACAGAAAGTCCAGCAATATTTAAAAAAATAACTAATATATCTATTATACTCGGAGGTGCAGCCTTCGGTATATTAGTTATGAATGGAGTTATAGATTTACAACAATATGGAGTTGCTCCAATTATTTTTAAGGTTTGTGGATACGTGTTAGTAGCATGTGGTGCAATGGGATTAACTTCTAAAATAACTAAACAAGACTAATAATCATGATTCAAATAAACTTACTAAGAATTTCACCAGATAGTAAATATCTAGAATTTAGTGTAGAGTGTCCAACAAATTATTTATTTAATAAACTATTTATTAAGAAATATGATGCTATACCAATAAATAGTACAGATGATCTTTGAAGAGATGTATCACATCTATTACAAAGAACTTCTACAAAAGAAATTATGAGAATATCTACTGAGGCTTTAAGTGGATTTCAAATTGAACCTGGTGTTGATGGTAATTTGGCAAGTACATTATTTTATGTGCAATTTGGAGTAGAGTGAATTGAACCTACACCAGGTAATCCAACATTACCAGTACCACTTATACCAGATGTTATTGGAGTAACATCAGATGTAAATAAAGTATATATTCTTTTAAAAGATTACTTACTTAATTTAGATGCAAGATGTATTACAACAAATGATTATCAAACATTAATCAGAAATTATATGTTCTTATATGCTCATTTAGAAGCCATGAGACTTGAACGATTTGATGATGCTGAAATGTTTTATGATATTATAAAGAAACAATTTATCTCTTGATCACCTTGACTAAGAAGTGATAATTCAAGAGTATTGAATGATTGTAATTGTAAATAAAATGGAAGAAGTTAAACAATCAATAGTATCAACTACAGTTAAATATTTGAGAAATCTTGAATATTTAGCTATAGATGATAAAAAATTATCAAATGACATAATGGCTTTAATTGTAGTCGATGAAGTATTTGATTGAGCAAGTTGATCAGGAGAACCTTCAACAGTACAAGTAAAACTAAAGAAATTTAGAAAAGATATAATTAGAAACAATCCTAAGATTATAGAAGAAATGCAAAGAACTAATGAATTCTATAAAAATGTAAATACACCACAAACTATTTATACATGACAACGTGTATACGATAATGTAGATGTAATTACAGTTGATGATCCTAGTGGTATTATTCCAGAACCTTATACACCTCCATATTTCTGAGGTAAAGTTGTAAGTAATACTAAACCAAGTAAAAATCAATCATTGATTAATTCTGGAACTATGGTTTATGGAGATCCAAGTGAAGCATTAAACATTCCTTACAACTCTAATAATACAGATTATTTATGGTTTGCAATTCCATCAGATATTCAATCTAAAGCAATATGATATGTTGATAATCAAAATAGTGGAGATATAGGTGGAACAAGAAATCTATTTGATACTGAAACTATAATGACAATTAGAATTCCAGAAACACTATTAGATAAAAGTTATAAAATATATATGACTAATTATTCAACACAAGTAGCTTCATTATATGTAGCAGAATCACTTGGACAAATACCTGCATAATATGGCAATAGATTTTAATGATAACTTACAAATACGAGCACCAAAATCTATTGATGATAGATACGGTCCTTGAGAAACAATTGAAGAGGGGTTAATTAATGTACCTCGTCCATATAGACATGATAAATTAACTTTAAATATTAACGGAGTTGAATATTGATTTAGAAACGGGTTAGAAGATGTTGATTTAATAGTTAAAGAATATGGTAGTGGTGGAGATACAAGTAAATGAGAACAATCTACAATGTTAGTCCAAGATGTTAAATATGGAAGACTTTATAATTGATATATTGTAATAGATTCTAGAAGTATAGCACCTAGTGGTTGACATATTCCAACTTTATCTGATTTTCAAACATTAAGTAATTTTTTAGGTGGAGATGATGTTTCAGGTGGAAAATTAAAAGAAACAGGAAATACTTATTGAGAAAGTCCAAATGTAGATGCTTCTAATAGTGTTAATTTTAATGCTAGAGGTTCAGGAGTAAGAGATACAGATGGTTCATTTTATTTAATAAATAGACATTTGGGTTTTTGAGCTTATGATGAATATAGTAATTCAGAAGGTAAACTAATTGATATTAGTAATGATAATGCATATGTTTTATTAAGTGTTCCAAGTATAAAAGAAACTGGAAGATCAATTAGACTTATTAAAGATAATTCAATTAATGAAGGTAGTATTGTAATTGATGGAATTACTTATCATTCAGTAACTATTGGTAATCAAGTTTGATTACAACAGAATTTAGCTACAACCCATTATCAAAATGGTGATTTAATTGGTTCTGATTTTAGTGGTACAGAAGGGGCTGTAGCTGCGTACAATAATGATGAAAATACTGTTTATAATCTTATAAATGGAGAAGATCCTATTCATATTAAACCAAAAGATAATAAAAGAATTAATGCAGATATTATAGATGGGTTGCCAATAAAAAATCCTGTAATTATTAACTTTACTGAAGCTGGTGTTTTTGATGTTTTAAATACTTATGACATAATAATAACAAATGGTACAAATATTAACTTATGATTACCAGTAATAAATGATGTTGTTGACGGAAAACAATTAATATTTAAGAATGAAAATTCTACAAATGTTAGTAATATACTGGTTTTAGATCTTGATGCGCAAATTGAAAATTTAGGACATGGAGTACCTTATCAAATTCCACCTAATAGTTCTATAACATTAATAACTAATAGAATTAGTAATAAATGGGATATTATAAGTGAATATATTCCACCTAAAAATATAATACAAGAAACTCCAACTGGTGCTACAGATTCTGTTAATACTGAATTCGTTTTATCTAAAGAACCAAAAGATATATTTAACTTACAGGTTTACGAAGATTCGGGTGTATCATACGTTGTTTCTTATTTTGATGCAAATACAATATATTTAATTGATACCCCAGGGTCACATATAACTTGTAGATATATTCCAAAATAATTATATATTTTAAAATAAATAAATGATACAAAGCAATATACTATTAACAGATATTGTAATTCCTACAGTAGATAATTTAATAGTAACTGATGTACCAGATGAAGTAACAGTTAAAGATAGCGATATTATATCAACTACTTTAACTGTTACTTTATTAAATTCTGAATTCATTCAACATGAATCTCAGAATAATCCATCATTATTAGATTTGAATACAACAGAATTCAATAATCTTTCAAATGAAATAGTAGTAACACCTACTATACAAAATAATGGGATGTTATTAAATACTGATATTCCGGTATACGATAATGCAGTTCCTACAGATTTATCATTGAATACTAATTCACCAAGTAATAATGATGTATTAGGATCATATGAATCTGTAAATGCAATCCCAAGTATCACACCAGGATCTGGAAGTTTATTTCCATCCGATCCAACATTACTTCCTCAAATTAATAGTTTGTTTGAATTATTACAATACTTATCAGAAGTAATGATGAGATTTAATAGTGACCCAAATTATTATATGCAAGATGATTTTGCAATATTAGTTAAAACGATTACTAATGCTTTGATTCATTTATATTTAAATGCTCCATTATCTACTGGAGAAGTAGAAGGATTATATGCAGCATTAGGAACTAAAGTTGATAAAATTCTCGGAAAAGGATTAAGTACTAATGATTTAACAGATGAATTAAAAGCTGCTTATGATTCCGCGTTCTTAGAAACACATTTACATAGTAATAAAGCAGCATTAGATTTAGTAAGTGGTAAGAATACTGGAGATCAAGATTTATCAGTATTACAACCAAAAGAAACTGGAAAAGGATTATCTACTAATGATTTTACTAATACATATAAAAATAAATTAGATGGAATTCAAACTGGAGCAGAAGCAAATGTAAATGCTGATTGAAATGCAACTAGTGGAGATACTTTAATATTAAATAAACCTAATATTCCAAGTATAACAGGATTAGCAACTGAAACTTATGTTCAAAATTATGCAGAACCTAAAAAAGGAACTGATGATAATTATGTAACTGATTCAGAAAAGACAAATTTACATGCACCACATAGTGATGATCAAGATCTATCTGGATTAGTTGTAAAAATTCCTGGATATTCTTTAGTATTAAATGTAGATATTGCTAAAATACACGTAGCTCATAGTGATGATCAAGATTTAACACCTTATGAAACTATTGCTAATAACAATATTAAATTAGCTACTAAAGAACCAGCTAATGCTAATATACAAGCTCACATTACTAATACAAATAATCCTCACTTTACAACTAAAGCACAAATTGGATTAAGTCAAGTAGATAATACTAGAGATATAGACAAACCTATATCAATCTTAACTCAATTAGCTTTAAATACTAAAGAACCTAATATAACATCAGGATTAATTACTGATTACTGAAGAGGTGATAAAACATTCCAACCTTTAAATAAGGCTGCTGTAGGTTTAGATAATGTAGATAATACATCAGATTTATTGAAACCAATATCTACTGCTACACAAAGTGCATTAGATTTAAAATTAGATGTATCATTAAAAGGAGCTAATAATGGATTGGCAGAACTTGATTCAAATGGCTTTGTAAAAAATTCACAATTACCATCTTATGTAGATGATGTATTAGAATATACTTCTATAAGTTTATTTCCTACAGTTGGAGAATCTGGTAAGATATACATAGACACAACCACTAATTTAACTTATAGATGAGGTGGAACTACTTATGCTATTATCAGCTCATCTTTAGCTTTAGGAGAAACTTCAGCAACAGCATATAGAGGAGATCGTGGAAAAATTGCTTATGATCATTCACAAATAAATAGCGGTAATCCACATGGATTAACTTTATTAGATATTGGAGCTCAAGCTCAATTAAATGGTACTGGTCTAGTTAGAATGTCTGGAACTTCTATTACTTATGATAATACATCATATGTTTCTGGAACTCCATGAACATCAGTTGGATATTGATACTCAGGTAGCCATCCTACCACAACTAGTGGATATGGTTTACCAGATTATCCTACAACTTTACCAGCTAGTGATGTTTATTCATGAGCTAAAGCTTCTACAAAACCAAGCTACGCTTATTCAGAAATAACTTCTAAACCTACATTATTATCTCAATTTACTAATGATTTAGGTAATTATGGTTCATTTGTTACTGGTACTCCTTGGACTGGATATGGATATCTTACTGGTATAACTGGAACTCAAGTTACTACAGCATTAGGATACACTCCCTATAATTCTACAAATCCTAGTGGTTATATTTCTAGTATAACTAAATCCCAAGTTGAAGGAGTTCTTACTGGACTAATAACTACTCATACACATAACTATTTATCTAGTTTTACTGAAACTGACCCTATATTTATTGCATGGAATAAATCTACTGGCATAAGCATTACTAAGTCGCAGGTTAGTGATTTTCCAACTAATCTCAGTCAATTTAATAATAATCTTGGTAACTACGGTGGATGGATAACTGGTATCAACTCAGGAATGGTTACTACTGCTTTAGGTTATACTCCACTACCTACTAGAACATTCGGTTCAGCAGCCAGTAGTAACACTGGAGACTTTGTATCTTCTAGTGGGACTTTAGGCTCTAGTATAACACTAGGAACAGTATATAATGGAACTGCTAATCAATCCGTACCTACTAATTTACTAGGAGGTTACTCTAACGGATATGTTTATAATTTTACACAAAATCAAATACAATCTTGGTTAGGTCTAGGTTCATCGGCTTATACCAACAATAACGACCACATATTAAACCAAAATAGCTCTGCACAATCTGCAAATATGTGGATTAGTGGGGATGTTACAGCGTATGGAAAAGGCAAATTTGGTGTAACATATCATAGTGTTGAATTAAGAGCATTGGATTCTGATTATGGTAGTGCTATGTACTTATATGCCGATGGTGGAACTGACCAAAGAGTTTATAGAATTGCCAACAAATACAGTGGAAGTGGTACTGATTTAGTAATTGATTATTCTGATGCTAGAGCATACAATACAGAAGCTATTGCACATACTTATACAGAAAGATTTAGGTTAAGTAAAACAGGAGCAGTAACTTTTACTTCTACAGTAAATGCAACTCAACTACAATCAACAGTAGCAACTGGAACAGCACCATTAACTGTAAATTCTACTACTATGGTGGGGAATTTGAATGCTGAAATGGTAAATGGTTTAAAATACTATGGCGCTGATTTTGCGTCTACGGTAAGTTATGTAATGGTATACGATGCCCCTAATGCTAGAATGAGTCCTGCTACTAGTACTCAAATTAGAAATTTTATTGGCGTAAATAATATTGCTACACAAGATTTATCAAGTTTATCAACAAACTACATTCCTAAATGGAATGGGAGTAATTTTGTAAATAGTTTGATAAGTGATGATGGGACAAATGCATCAGCTAGAGGTGATTATTTTGCTATTAATATACCATCTAATAATTATTCAGGTAAATTAAAATTTGG